CATCCGCGCGCAGATAGCCATCTTCCACCAGTGTTAGGGATGCCGCCGCAGTCGATCCCTTGCGCACCACAGATGATCCAAGCAGGTTCCCGCCCTCTGACACCCGCGATTGCAGATCGACCACGTTGGCCGTGATTGGCGGCGCATACCCCTGATATATAGTGCGGGGCAGCGTGACGGGATTGCCCAAAAAGAACACTCCGATTTCAAGGTTCGCCGTGACTGTGGTGGCGTATATCCGCCAATACCGCGCCGACACCGCAGCGAAGTAAAACGCAACGGCTTGATTGTCGGCTGGAACCGCTGGCCCCGACCCGCTATCAGTCCACGCATCGCCCACCAAGACCTTATACTGGATGCGAAACGCGCCAGCCACATCGCCCATATTGTGCGCCGCGACCGAGGCAAAAGAGATGGATGTGTTGACGCCGAAGTCTATTTCTATGCTCGCCTGACTGGATCCGTTTGGCGTTATAACCGCCCGATCATACGTTGTGCCTGTGACCGCAAACGCGCGCGACTGAACCACCGTGCCAATACCAGTGGGGGATTTTCCAGATGCCAGATTTTCCCACGCAATAACGGGATTGTTTGACGTGCCTGCCGTGGATAGCGTCGATGCCAAGCCGGGGCTGATGTAAATACTCATGTCGCAAAACTCACTCTTAGGCCACGGTCCCCGGCTTCGTCTTGCAGCTTGTTAAACAGGCTTGTAACGACCCCACCATTGAACAGGTCATTGGGGCCGAATCCCGTCACGCGCGCCTCTAGCGGGGCTTGTGGTGGCGCTGTTGCCGCCGATGCACCACCTGCACTGCCGCCACCCCCACCGCCGCCGCTGGAACCGCTTGGGGATTGGCTGGCAATTTTGGATATCATCGCGCCCGTTTGCGCAAGCGATACCGCCGCAAGAGCCGCGCCAAGAACAGGGCCACCCTTTGATGCGCCATATTTGAAACTTTCCACGGCCGCTTCAATTCCGGTTATGGTCGCCCGTGCAATTGCCGCCGCCTGCCCGATCTTAAACAGCTTGGCATTGCTTACCTGCATAAGGCCCGCCACCCGATCAAGCACGTTTTTTGTGACTTCCATTTCTTGGCCCTTGATCTTGCCAAGTTTTTCTTGATGTTCGGCCTCAAGTCGCAGCTTTTGCTCGTCATATTCCGCGCGCGTGATCAACTCCGCGTCAAGTGCCGCCCGCAATGTTTCATCGCCCGCCTCATACCATTCCTGCACAGTCTCGGCTTCGGTCATCATGCCCTGCGTCAATGCGTCAAGGCGCGCCTGCATTTCGTCAGTGACCGCGCCCGCGCTACCTACGCCAGCGGTTGGGCCGCCGCCTGTGCCTGTGCCAGTCAAACCCGTTGCGCCCGCGACCTCGGTAGGTGTGACGCCCGCAACCGTTGGGGCCGTGCTTATCCCAAGCCCAGAAAGGTACGCCTCGACGCCAGCAATGCCAGATGTGTCGCCACCAGTGCCGCCAGTGCGCGGATAATCGCCATCGCCCGCGCGCTTGATCATGCCGCCAGAGAACGCACCCCCTCCAATCGCGTCAGTCCAATCGCTTTCGGTCACGTTGCCGCTTGCCATCGCGGCCCTTAGGGCGGCTTCGGCCTTCGCAGCGCCGACCGCTGCCATTGCCTGATCTTTGAGCGCCACGGCACGGTTAACGGCGGCTTGGTTTGCGTCTGTGGCGTTGGCGGCGAATGTCCGCATCGCTTGGTTTAGATTTTCGGCGGCGATCTTCGAATCATCTTGCGCTACGGTCAGTTTATCCGTACCTGCCGCCGCATCTTCCGCTGCGCCGCGCCACTTCGATAGCGCAATTAGCGCCACGCCCAAAAGCGCTGCAACAATGGTGACAGGACCGCCCAAGGCTGCCATTGCGATAGCAAGGCCACCCGCAACAATGGTCACGGCCTCAACGTTCTGCGAGAGATAAACCATGCCCTGAGCGAGGTCCGCCGCCGCCCCAGCAATCATAGCAAGGCCAGACGCCGCAGCGCCCATGAAGTCCTCTGATAATATGATTTCCGAAAGCTGTCCAAACGCGGTAACAACCCGCTGGATTGCTTCCTGCGTAGCTTCCGAACTGGCAATAGCGTTAAACCGATCCGCCATGACCTGCAAAACAGGCGCAACCTCTGCCGCTAGCATTTGCGACATCCCCTGAAAAACAAGCGACATGCGCGCAACCGCATCGTTTGCGCTTTCAATGCCAGCCGTTTGCGCATCGGTCAATTCAAGGCCAAACGCCGTGACTTCCTCGCGCGCGGAACGGATAGCGTCCCCGCCTTGGATCATCAGTAGCGCCATGTTCCGCGACCGCACGCCAAGATCCCGCAGAATGTCGGACGCTTGCGACGAAGACAGTCCCAACTCCTTAACGCGGTCAGCGATTGACGCCATCCGGTCGTCTGTATCAAGCGCGCTTAGAGCCGCAGCCGACATGCCTAGCCGTTCAAGCGCCTTAGCCGCTGGTGAACCCGCCTCATTCGCACTGGCCAGCTCGCGGTTGAGCGTCTGCATTGATGTGTTAGCCTCGCCCACGGAAACACCCGCATAGCCCGCCGCAATCTGCACAGCGGTCAGCGCGTTTACGGTGCCGTCCATCGACCGCGCCAGCTTTACGTTTGTGTCTACGTTGCGCAGGCCCGCCGCTGTCATCGCGGCAAGCCCCCCAACAACGGCAACCGCAGCCGCCCCCGCGATCACTCCAAGGTTCTTGAGGGATTTGCCCGCCTTGCCCAGCGCGCTATCCAGCCCGCTAGAATCGCCGTTGATATTAACTAGAAGTGGGGGCAGTGCCATGCTTTTTCGCTTCCATTTCCGCGCGTAGGGCTGCGCTGTCTGCCTTTATCGCGTCCAGTTCGTGTTCGCTCATTCCGCCCGCGTAGTCTGTTTTTTGATGCGGGCGCTTCCACTCAAACTCGTGCAAGATTTCCGAAATGGTCATCCCCCATATCTCACCCGGCGATATACCCCACCCACGGCAGATGCAGTAAAGCGTATTCAGGTCGTGGTCTTCCGGTTCGCCTTGCGCTTCTTCTTCGCGGGCTGCGCCTTTTGGCCCTCTGGCTTTTTTCCAAAGTCCACGCTCGGCAGCACGGATGAAATATACGCCTGTTGAAAGCTGAAGATTTCGGCCTGATCACCGCCGGTCAGGAAGCCGTAGCTTTCATCTTCTGTGCATTGCCCACCGGCAGCTCGGACCATTTCAAAGTGCACTGCGGCCAGATCCTCAAGATCCACGCCGCCGTTGATACACTTGTTTGCAAGCATAACATTGTTAATGCCGCGCACCTTGATGCGCTTTAGCAATGCCAAGGATGGAATAAATGTAAGGCTTTCCCCCTCATAATCGAACGACTGCTCTCGGAAAACGCTCATTTACACGGGCGCTTTAGTAATGACGCCGACAGATTGCAGGGTGCCGGAGAATGTTGTCTCGCCGTTGTATGGCGCGCCGATCTGAAAGCCGGACTGGAATTGGAAGTCACCGTCCAGCGTGTACAGCCCGCCAATGGTGATTGTCATTGTTTCATGCGTTCCTGTGAACGCCATGTCCGAAAGCGTGGTGGATTTCAAAACGCCGTCGAGCGCAATAGTAACCATCTGGCTGTTGAAAGTGGCGTCAAGCGTGGTCATCCACCCGCTGTCACCATCAGCCGTTACGTCCACCAGTTCACCCGCGAAGGATACCGTTTTTGTGCGCAACTCGTCTGCAAGGCTGGTGGCCCCGATTGCAATGAGTACAGCGCGACCGTTTGAAGCTGCCATGATAAGTTCCTTTTAGGGTTAAACTTTGCAAACTCATATCACGGTTTTGCAAAGTTGCAAAGTGCTATGCTACTTCGTCTAGCGTCACGCGGTAGAGCGAAACAAAACGCCGCGTTTTTCCATCATCAGACCAGCCAAGCGACATGGTTTCAAACTCCGTATCCACCCACACGATGCCCGTTCCGGTCAGCTCGTACCATTCCAGCGCGTCCCGAACTTGCGATGATAACGCCGCAATAGCCTGTTCACTTGACTGACCCGCTGTGGATCGCGCGTATCCGTCAATCTGCACCACGAATTGAGATCCGCGCGTGCCGGACGTGTTAAACGGCGATTCCGTAGCCTGAACAATCACGACATAGGGAAATGGCGTATTGATTTCGCCCTCTGAATTTTGCGGTGCTTTTGGAGACCACACGTCAGCCGTTAGCTGCGCATCGAGCCGCGAGTACAGTGCCTGCCGAAGATCGCCCCATGTTGGTGCTGTCATTTGAACGAACTCCCCAAAGCCTTTTCTAGCCTGGCAATATATTTTGGCGTGATCTTTTCAATCGCGGGAACCCATGCTGGGCGAGGGTCAATGCGCCCACTTCCAAACTCTAGCGCCGCCGCATAGACTAGATCACTGCCAACCGTTGCGGACATAGGGCCAGTTTTGTCGAACGTGATACTGCCCGCCAGCCGCTCTGTGTCGCTCGCGGGTGCCTCGCCGGGTGCGGATGCTTGATGCGACACGCCGCCTCTTGTATAAACCGCGCCGGACGCAGGCCCGCCCTGAATGCGCTTCACAATATCGCCGCGCAATTCCATAGCCGTGCCTATCACCGCAACCCCGACCGCCTCTTGCGCCTCTGCGCTGGCCTTGCGCAACGCGGCCTGAAGTTCGACCATGCCTTCAATCTTTAGCTCTAGGCTCATACCGCAACCCCGACTTCCGCGCTGATTTCCAGCCACTTATCGTCAAAATCCACGTTGTTGATAAACCGCACCTGATACGCCCGACCGCGAATAACGGCACGATCAACCTCAGTCAGGTCCGCGAAATATCGCACCACGATCTTATGCGTAGATGTTGCCTCAATCCGCTGAGACGCCCAACGCTCGCCGCCAGACATAGGTTTAACCATCGCCCGCGTAGGTGCGCCAGCGATAGCCGCCCACGCCTCTGTGAAGCCGCCTGCCCCGTCTGTGGTGCGCGCCAGCCTCTCAAATGTGACAGGCTCACGTAGCTGGCCCGCGCTGTATTTTGATCCGCAACATTTCGCCATCAGATCCGCGCCACCTTATACAGCGCCAAGATACCCATGACCGCGCCAAGGGCATCGACCTCGCAGCAGTCATCGCCGCGATGCGTGTACAGATACGCCGCCGCTTGCTTTACCGCCCGTTTTAGAGCCGCCGGAACATCGCCCGCATTACCGTATCCTGATACATATACGATCTCGATTGCGTTGCTATTGCGCAAAGAAACCGGCCACGTTGCGCCGTTCTTTATCGTTAGGCGTCCGGGCTTGCGGTATGTGTCAACATCAAACGTGTTTGCCACAGTCACCACGCTGGCGTTGCCCGCTTCGTCATATACCGTCACGCTATCAATGGATTGCAGGGGGTAGCGTGGCAGCTGCAATTCGCGGCGCGGTCCGGTTAGCTCGGCAATAGCGCCTTGGCGCATGCCATCCCACCACGTTTCTTGCCCGCTTGGCCAGCGATCCAGCGCCAGCAGCCAAGTCTGCGTGATAAGGGCCAGCCCCGTGGCCTCTTCAATCATTTCGCGCGCCTGTGCGATTAGGTCGTTCGCCTCGGTGTCAGGTAGGCCAGCCACGCTCTCGACAAGCTGTGCGCGCAATTCATCAGCCGTGACAGGTTCCGTTGCTGGCCCTGTCTGGATGACGTGGCCACGATCCTGATACAGACTGACTGTCGGGCGTAGGCTCATTTGCGTTTACCTCTGGCTTTGGTCTCGGTCGGCCCCGTCACCTTTGTTTCGGTGCGCGGGTCAAACATACGGGCAGCTTTGTGATCTGCCAAGGCCCATTCAGCGACCTGGCCCGTGACCACCATGCCCGCCGGATAGGTCACAATCGTATGCCCGTCCGGTGCGCATTGGTAGCCTAGCGGGTCTGTGATTTTTGCTTGCGCCATGGTGTGCCTCCTGAATTTAGTGACGGGGCGAACAATGCCGCCCCGCTTCTAAA